GCCAAACGCCGGCAGACCGCGCCCACCCCTCGGTGTGGGATTTTTTCCCCACAGAATATCACGAAAGGAGCGAACCCCAATGGCAGGTCCCAGACAACGCCTGGAGGTGCTGGAGGGCAAGGGCCGCAAGCACCTCACCAAAGCCGAAAAGGCCCGCCGCGCCGCCGGGGAGGCCCGGCCGGAGGTCCCCAGACAAATCCGCGCCCCCGGATACCTCCCCGACGGGGACCGGGAGGCGTTCACGGAATTGGGAAAAAAGCTGCGGGACTGCGGGCTGTTTACCGTTCTGGACGGGGACGCCCTGGCCCGGTACCTGCTGGCGCGAAGGAGCTGGCTGGAGGCCACCATGGACGTGCTGGAGGTCCAGCGGGGCGGCGCGGGGGAGGATGGACAGCGGACGGTGGACCTGGAGCGGCTGGAGTCAGCCAGCCGGATTCAGGACCGGTTTTTTAAGCAGTGCCAGAGAGCGGCCGCTGATTTGGGGCTCACCGTCACCAGCCGGTGCCGGTTGGTGCTGCCAGAGGGGGCTCAGATGGAGGAAAATCCCCTGGAGACTCTGCTGAGGGAGCGGATGGAACGTGCCTGAACAGGTGGAATTGGGGAGCGGTGTGCGCCTGCCGGAACAGGTGGAATTGGCGCCGGGCGTGACTGTGCCGGAGCCGGGGGATGGGAGCGTGCTGCGGTTCGATGAGCAGGCCGTTCAGGATGTGCGGGATTTCTTTGGCCTGCTGTGCTTTGGGCAGAACCAGTGGGCGGGCAGGCCCTTTCAGCTGCTCCCTTGGGAAGAAGAGGCCATTCGGCTCTTTTATGGGGTGCAGGTCCAGGATGCGGACGGGCGGTGGGTGAGATATCGCCGGTTTCTTTACGATGAGCTGCCCAAGAAGAACGGTAAGAGCGAATTTGCCGCCGGGCTGGGGCTGTATCACCTGCTCTATGACGGGGAGAACAGGGCCCAGGTGGGGGTCTTTGCCGCAGATAAAAATAATGCCGATATCATCTATCAGGCCGCCAAGTATATGGTGGAGCATACCTGCCTGGGCCAGCCGGAGGGTGCGCCGCTGGCCTGGGCGGTGGACAGCAGGAGGGAAATTCATACCCGCCTGGGCGGGGTGCTCAAGGTGTATTCCAGCGACGCGGAGACCAAACACGGGTATTCCTTCTCCGCGATTCTCATTGACGAGCTCCACGCCCAGAAAAACAGGCGGCTGTGGGATGTGCTCACCGCAGGCACCGACGCGGCCCGGCGGCAGCAGGCGGTTATCGTCCTCACCACCGCCGGGGACGACCCGGACCGGAAGTCCATCGGTTGGGAGATTCATGAGAAATGCCGCAGGCTTCTGGCCTGGCGGGCGGGGAGGCCGGAGCGGGACACCGACACAGACGATTCCCAATGGCTGCCCATTATGTACGGTATCGGTGTGCTGACCGGGGACGACCCGGACCGGGCGGCGGAGCTGGATATAGAGGATGAGGACCTCTGGCGCAGGTGCAATCCGGGCTATGGCGTGACCATCGGTATCCGGCAGTTCCGGGCGGAGGCCCGGGCCGCCCGCCAGAGTGAGGCCGCAGAACGGACCTTTCGGTGGTTACGGCTCAACCAGTGGATTGCCGTCAAGAGCGTGGGGTGGGTCCCCCTGACCGTGTACGACAAGACCCAATGGAACCGGCCTGAATGGAAGGGGCTCAACGTGCTGGAGCGGAGACAGGCCGTCCGGGAGGCCCTGGGGGGGAAGCGGTGCTTTGGAGGGCTGGATTTGTCCAAGAGCACCGACCTGACGGCCCTGGCGCTGGTGTTCCCACCCCAGGAGGGGTTGGAGCATTGGGCGGCGCTCTTCTGGGCCTGGAGGCCGGAGGACGGGGTGCTGGAGGCCGAGCGGCGGGACGGCGTGCCCTATCGGGACTGGGCCAGAGCGGGGTTTCTGGAGCTGTGCGCCGGGGATATCGTGGACTACAGCCGGGTGGAGGCCGTGGTCTGGGAGGCGGCAAAGAGGTTTGATATCCGCGCCCTGGGGGTAGACCCGGCCATGGCCTGGACCTTGACCAGCAGGCTGATGGAGCCTGGGGGCGGGAGGAAGGGGCTGGATGTGCTCACCATCCCTCAGAATATGCTCACCCTCTCCCCGGCCATGAAAAAGCTGGAGCGGCTGCTGCGGGCCCGGGAGATGCTCCATGAGCACAACACCTGCGCCCGGTGGAGCTTTGGAAATGTCCGCTGTTCCGTGGACGGAAATGAGAACATCAAGCCCATGAAGAACCGGAGCGTTGGGAGAATTGACGTTCCCGTCGCCTGGATTATCGCGATGGCCACGGCCATGAACCGGGAAGGCGCGGGGCGGGACCTGCGGGAGGCATTGGAAAGCGGGCGGTTTAGCCTTTGACGCTCCCCACGGCGAAAGGCAGGGGCTTTACGCCACGTTTGGTAAGGAGGAACCGATGAGGGACAAAGAAAATACCCCCTGGAGGGGGGTGGCGGCGGATGTGCTGCTGGTCAGCGGCGGGGTGCTGTGCGCCGTGGGGGCAGGGCTGATTTATCTGCCCGCCGGACTGCTGGCCGCCGGTGTGCTGTGCATATTGGGGGGCTGGCTGGCGGCAAAGGGGGGTGAGAAGCCTTGATTTTTGACCGGGGTATCCGTAAGGCCCCACGGGCGGCGGGGCGGGTGATGGGCCCCCTCTCCCTGTCCTCCCCCCAGGGGTGGACCGTGGGGGATGAGAGTACCCTCAGCCGGGAGGGGGCTATGAAAATTTCCACCGTCAACCGCTGTGTGGAGCTGCGCTCCGCCTCGGCGGCGGTGCTCCCGGTGTATGTCATGAACGAGAACTCCAAGGAGCGGCTGGCCGGGCACCGGCTGGGCCGGGTGCTCTGGGGACGGCCCAATGAGGCGATGACCCGCTTTGATTACGAAAAGCTCATGGGCTGTCACAAGCTGCTCCGGGGAAACGCCTACGCCTGGATTGTCCGGGACCCCGCCAGCGCCGGGCCAGTGGAGCTGATCCCCCTGCCGCCGGACTGTGTGACCCCCTATCTGGACCAGGCGGGGCGGCTGTGGTACCTGTTTTTCCACCCCAACACCGGCCAGCTTACCCGGCTGAGTCCGGCGGACGTGCTCCACTATAAGGAGTATTCCGAGGACGGGATTGCGGGCATTTCGGTGCTGCGGCGGGCCGCCCAGACCATTCGCGCCGCCCAGGCCGCACAGGAGTATGAAACCGACGTGTACGCCAACGGCGGACGGCCCTCCGGGGTGCTGACGGCGGAGGCGGACCTGAATGGGGATACCACCGTCACCCTCCCCGACGGGAGCACCCGGACCGTCCGGCAGAAGGACTTTCTCCGGCAGGAGTGGGAGTCCGTCCACAGCGGGCCGGGGAAGCGCTTCCGGGTGGCCGTGCTGGACCTGGGGCTGAAATACCAGCCCATTGCCATGAACAATGCCGATGTGCAGTTCGTGGAGAGCAAAGAAATCCGGGTGGCCGATGTGTGCCGGTTCTTTGGGGTGCCCCTGCATCTGGTCTATGCCGGGAAGCAGAGCTATGACTCCAACGAGCAGAACAGCATTGAATTTGTCAAGTACACCCTTCAGCCCGACGTGACCCCCAGAGAGCAGGAGGACACAGGGAAGCTCCTGCTCCCCTTCGAGCGGGCCCGGGGAGAGCGGGTCAAGCGGGAAATGAAGGTGTTCCTGCGGGGGGACACCGCCGCCCAGGCCGCGTGGTATAAGGCCCTGCGGGAGGTGGGGGCCTACAGTGTGGACGATATCCGGGCCCTGGAGGATTTGCCCAACGTCCCCGGCGGCGGCGGCCGGTACGCCAGCTGGAATTATGGACCCCTGGAGACTTGGGGGGAGTTGAGCGCTTTGCGGGCGGTGGGCAGTCCGCAAGATAAAGGCTGAACGGCCTGTTTGGGCGGTTGGAGGCTTTGCGGGGCAAAACAATAGCCGGGGATTGCTCCCCGGCTGGCGGTCACTCCTGGTCCTTGGCCATTGCAATCTTGTCCAGCAGCTCTACGATTTCTTCCTTGGTATAGGTTTCCTTCTCCCCGCTGCTGAACAGCAGGCGAAGGTCGTAGATGGTGGCTTTCTCAATGATTTTGTAGTCCTTTTCAGTTGGCATTTTGTTTACCTCCTTCTGGCACGCTCCGCCTGTTCACCATACGGCTGCGCGCTTCCTCTGTGGTCCGGGTGGATAACCTCTGCCTCTGACAAAAATATACCACAGCCAGCGGGGGAAAACAAGAGGCTCTGGACGCATTTTGCCTCGGGAAGCGCGCAAATCAAAGACCCAGCTTGTCGAAAAAGTCCTGCGGACTTTCCCGCCAAGCTGAGGAAAATTTCTACACTTGTTACACAAGTTCCGAAATTTTGTGATTCCGACGCGAAAGAAAACCCTGACGGTTTTCTTTCACACTATCTTTCCCTCCGAATCCTTTGGCCGAAGCGGTTTTTCGACCGTCTGAGCAAGGGAAAGGGTTCCCCCTTTCCCTTGCATTCCACCGGGAAAAAGCGTATAATACTCCATATTGTTTTACTGGGAGTTGATACCATTGGCGAAAAAACCGCAGGACGGGGCCCCCAAGGCGGAACCCAACGAGGAAGCCAAGCCGGAGGAAGCCCTGTCTCCCCAGGACTCCTTTAAGCTGGACCTGTATTTCTGGCTTCAGGCCATGTCTATGGCGCTGATTCTGCTGATTGTGGCGTTTATGCTCTTCGGGCGCATCATCGGCGTGGACGGGAGCTCCATGCTGCCCACCCTCCACCACGGAGATTTGCTGCTGCTGCAAAGCCTGGGCTACGAGCCCCGGGCGGGGGATGTGGTGGTCCTCAACAAGTCTTTCGGCTCCATTCACGAGCCCATTGTCAAGCGGGTCATCGCCCTGGGGGGGCAGCGGGTGGACATCGACTACCGGGCGGGCACCGTCTCGGTGGACGGGCAGGTCCTGGACGAACCCTATCTGGCCGAGGCCATGGAGCCCCCCAGCTATGAGCACATCACCACCGTAGAGGTGCCCGAGGGCTCCATCTTTGTGATGGGAGATAACCGCAACCACTCCACCGACAGCCGTTACCCCGAGCTGGGGGTGGTGGACCAGCGGTATGTCCTGGGCCGGGCGCTGTTTGTGTTCCTGCCCTTTTCCTCTCTGGGCGCCGTGGCGTAATTGTAAATTTTCCGTGAACCCCTTGAAATTTGGCACGCGAAGGATTATGATAGCGTTAGCACTCGGAGCGCAGGAGTGCTAACGCTATGCTTTTTAGAAATTCGTTTCCATAGGAGGCCCTACCATGGGAAAAAAACAGTTCAAAACCGAATCCAAGCGCGTCCTGGA